GTTCTTCATCACGAATAACCTGCGCTGCCGCTTCAAGCTTTGCCGCTGCTTCAAGTTCAGCCTTTTCTTTTGCTGCCGCTTCAATACGTGCCGTTTCTGCCGCTTTACGCCTAGCCTCTTCCGCTTCATGCTCAGTAATACGCGCTTTAATTAGATTGATAAGATCGTCATTATCTTTTAGCAATAAAGTTGCATGGTCACTAAATAAGAATTTATGGTCCTTGGCTAGTTCCGTTAAACTATCTAAATTTTTTCTGATAACTTGAGCTATTTCACTCGCTTCAATTTTAGCATTAGCTAAAGCAGCATTAACCGCTTCTTCCATTTTTTCAAAGCTACGTTTGCCCTTCATTACTAATTCAAAGTCAACGGATACTTGATTGATTTGAACATTGTTAATAGTTTCGCTTAATGTAAATAAGTGCTCGTTAAACGCCTTGTAAGCATTATTGACAATTGATAGCTTCTTACTTGCTTTGTGGTTTTTTACTGACAGATTTAGCTTAGACTCTGCTTGCTGTAGTATTCCGTCAGTAGTAGCAACATCATTAACAAACACTGAATAACTTTCAAAAGCGTTAGTGATATTGGTTTGTTCTTGTTTTAGTTTAACTCTTGTTGATTTGATATTTTTAACAAAAGCTTCGGTGTCTGCAAAATCTTGATCGGTTTCTAAAATAACTGATAACCGCTCATCAATTGCCGCTTTTATTGCCGGTATAAAATCACCTAAGTTTGAAACAACCATGGTTCCTTCAACTTTACACTGTATAACAGGGAAACTTTCTTGCTCAACAGCAACAATAACTTCTTTTTTTGCTTCAACCTGGTAATCAGCTAAATCTTTTCCGAACTGCTCCCATCCTGCAATTAATGCTTTACGTCTTTTTGGCACTGACTCATACCACATGTATTCAAAGTTTAATTCCGTACCATCACTAGTAACAAATATTACTTTTTCAGCGCCAGAAACTAAAAGCTGTTGCTCTAACTGCCAATAATAATGGGCCTCTAAAGCCTTGTTTTTTACATTTTCAGCTAAAGTTTCATTATAAAGTTTATGTTCAAATGCGATATCTTCCATCATGGTTAAACCGTCAAACGATGCTAAAATTTTACTATCTTCTAATAATCCGGTAACTGGATAAAGATCCTCACCAACAATTTCTTCAACTATTGGTCGGGCCATTGCCTCTGTTGCATGACCTTTATCAAATATTTTTTGCATAAAAGAAGTAACTGGCTTTGACTCACCGGTAAACTTCATTTTTAAAAGCTCATTACGGCTCATGTATTTTGATGCGCCCATCATTGAGGGTGCTTCACTTGCTCCGTAATTTTCTAAGCGTGTTGCTTTCCAGTCATCCGATCCCTGAACTAAATCTAACGTAATCACTATAACTCTCCTTTAATTGTTTTAATTTGATCTTCGGTTAATGTCGCTTTAGTGCTAACCATTGAGATTATTTGATCAGCTGTTTTTTTCTTGGTTTCAATAAGCTTTATCCATTTAGGGTAGTTTTTATCAAAATCGTCTTGGCTGTATTCGTTGATAACAACCTCTACAGCATCTTTTTCAATTACGTTGGTTTCTGGCTCATAAAAAATTCCGCCGTCATCATCTTCATCACCGACCGTAATACCTAGAGCGCCCGTTAATGTATATCTGCGTAAATAACTAATGGTTGATGCTATTTGTTGTATTTGGTTTTTGCTGCCGCTTGAGTCAGCATAGCCACTCATTGATGTTCTTTCTTGATGTCCTTCTTTGTGGGTAACAATACAAGTAACAGTCATCAAACTCTTGTCACTGCTTTGCTCGTAGCGATAAGACAAACCTGTTTCTTTCAAGCTAGGTCTAATTACTCTGGCTATATCTTCAAGCTTGGCATAAGTGTATTCAGTTTTTCCGCCATTCTTTGTTTTAAAAGAGGCTAAACCTGTTTTTTTAATGGTCGGTATGCTTGATTGAAAAATAGATAAAGCTTCAAAAAAAGACCTTCTTGCATTCTTTGCTTCAAACCTGTCTTGAAGATCCATGAGCTTTTCTAATTGGTTAATATCTGCGCCTTTTTCAACTGCCATTTGAATCAATCCCATACACTGTTCTTGCTGAACTGCTAATGGGTGAATTGTTTCCTTAACAACTAATTCTGATTTTTTCATTGCTTAATTCCTATTGTTGCATTTTCAAAATGTTTACGTGTTTCTGTTACCGCTGCTTTAATTAACCCTCTAACAGCAGCAAGTTGACGAATGTTTAAAGTATCTAATTCTTCAAACGTCCAAATTATTTTTAGTGCTCTTTCTTCTACGTGGTCTAACACTGGATCTACAAAAGACATAATATTTGCTCGTTTCGTTTCAGTCATTAAACAATAGCACGTTGATTTGTTATAGCAACTATTAATTTGCATTCTGTGCTAAAAACATTTATAGTTCTTATCAGTCACACACTTTAAACATAATAAGAGGCACAAAATGAAATATGGAAAAGAACTAAAAAAGGCAATGGTCGAGCAGGATATTACAGGAGCAAAGGCGCTTAGCATTATTTCTGGGGTTAGTTATGGCATAACACTTCGGCTACTAGCTAGCGATGAAAGTGTACGCTTAAAAGACCTTATAAGCACAATGACTGCTTTAGGTTGTAATATCGAACTTATTGGATGGAGTAAGAGATAATGAAAGATTTATATAACCGTATTACAAAGGCAGTTAACGTATTTTTACAATGTGATGATGAGAGTATTAACTATGAGTGATATTAATTGGGATGAAGCGCCAGAAGGTGCAGAGTATTTTTATAAACATAACTGGTACAAAATAATCAATAAAACTCTTTTTATCCATAGCGAGAAATTTATTTATAATGTGAGTAAAGGTTATCACTGGGTTAATTCTGGCTATATAGCAGCGCTAACAGAAAAAATGATTGAAAGACCTAAGCCAATCTTCACCCAAGAGTTTCGTGTACTTGGTGGCTCTATTGAAGTATGGCAGAAATGCAAAATAGTATTTCAAGGTAAGCGTTATACAGTTGTTGAAAATGAAAACGGTAAAGAGTTCTCACGTAAAACAGCTAAAATTAAAATTAGGGATATCGACACGCGTACAGATGAAGATAAAGCTATTGCTGGCTTTAATTGTCACGGTAACAATGACGGGTTAACACCACTTGCTTCTATATTGGCTCTAGAGTTAGTTAAAGCCGGTAAAATCCACAACGTAACATGGGGTAAATAACATGATTAATAACTGTGATGTATGTAACAAATACCCGAATACCGATAATCTAATAAGCTGTCAGACTGAAACTTGTCCCGAGTTCGGGCGTGAACATCTTGTTTATGATTGGCAGATTGACCAGGGTAATGATATTGCGGCGCTAACTAAATTGGTTGATGATAGTTAATTGGTTACTGGATATAATAAAACCACCTTGATTGAGTGGTTTTTTATTGCTTGTTTATAAAAATTCACCTTTCTCTATGTCGTATACGTGAACCTTTCCGCCGCTATAAATATCACGAGTCATTGCGTACTCTATGGCTTCCTTTGCTGTCTTGCCGTGATCAAGCGCAGCAAGAGCCCAATCACCACCAGAGCCAGCACCAACGCTAACCTCTAGTAAGTCCTCTCTAAAAACATTTTCATCAATACAAGCTTGGTATACGTTTCCGTCAAAAACAAATATTCCTGATGTATCCAAGTTCGGCGCGCAATCCTTTAGCGCCTCAAAGTGAGTTAAAAAAGTATCAATACTGCCTGAACAACCACACATAAACCATATGTAATCTCCTTTTTTTCTGTACTTTGTCTCCGCGTCACTTAGTATCGTTCCTCCGGCTGTAGCTCTACTATCACACGCTACTTGCTTGTTCTTATGATCGTATACAATTGTTGTCATTGTGCTTACCTCTTTTTTATTGTTTGTTTATTACCATTTGTCTTTGTGCATTTCTTCTCTTATTAATTTAACCTGTTTTGCGTCACACGATGTAAAATGATAACCCTCGCATTCTGAACATTTATATATTCTGAATTTAACTTTACTGCCTTTTGTTTTGAATTCGTTTATGTAATGCTTTGCGTGTTTCTTTTTAACAAAGAAAATTTTATCACACTTTTTAATGCTTACCATTTTGCTTACCTCTTTATTTAAGTGTTAGTGTTACTTAATATCCTTGAAATATAAATCTAAATGCTAAAGGATCTAAGCACACCGCTATAAAGAAAAAAATAATCACTAAGGCAAGTTGTAATATTGGCCCTCGCCTATCCTTGTCGGCTTGCTTGAATTGTTTAACAGTCTTATTTCTCTGCTCTTCCATGTGTAATTTCAAGAAGGGTGAGTTTTTAATATCAATATCCTTAAAATCTTTCATCTGTCTTACCTCTCTGTTGTTAATTATTTAAGCTTAATAACCATTCTTTATAGTTATCACAACTATCTAAGCCTACTATTGAATCTGAGCCAATAGTGCCACAGTAAGCGTGTTTAAGTTGATCCTCTAACTTTTCAGCCTTTCGAATAAAATCATCCATTATCCACTCGTCAGGTCTTTCACATCGCCAGTATTTTAATTGATCGCTAAAATTGTTTGATTCACT